TCTGTAATCTCAGGATCTTTCCCATATTCGATAAGTTTCTGATAAGTTTCTGTCCACGTATTGGGAGTACAATAGTGTTTAAATTTGTTAATGAAAGGCAATGGTTTGCCTTCAGCATTGATGAACCCACATGTATCTGGATTCATATTTCTGAAAGACATAGTTTTTCCCTTACCGCTAGCGCTTACTACTGCTATCTGATAAGGTTGTATCATTTATTATTTATATATTAAAAAAGGTGTGGGTTAGTTTTTAATGGTTATTAGCCACTAAACCACATCACAGTGTTGGAAGCCGTAATTACTAACCCTAGCTGTCTACGTTTCTTACACCTAAGGTTATTATGCTAAGTATTCTTTACCGTGACGATCAACTTTGATGTCATAAACATCTCCATCAACTACGATATACTCTTCACCAGTACGATAGTTAAACTGTCTACGATACATATCGTAACCAATCTTAACCCAACGTTCCAAGATTGTGATCTTGTCGAAAGTAGTTATTTTACGTACTTTCTTACGTTTAGGTACTTCCACTGTTATTTCAATTTCATATTTATTGTCTTTCCGACGTTTGCAGGTGCATTCATCATCACAATATTCAGACAATAATTCTACTAATTTATCAAAATCTCTCATTAGAAAGTATTTGTTTGTGTTCGCTGATAATCTCCAATCGCCTGTACGAATGAAATCAAAATCTTCATCTATACAGACTCTCTTACCTTGTTTAAAATTACATTCAATCAATAATTTCTGTAATTTCTCTTTCACGACTGGACGTTTCTTACCACTCAATTTCTCTGAGATAGAATCAATAAGTTTACTAAAAACATTCTTATTGGTCTTCTCTTCCTTCTCGTCCATAATTATAGCGAAACGTTTTAAATTTATTTTGTTCATTAATTTATGTTATATTAATCGGATTATATTCGTCAATTCTGTTAAATTTTAAATTATTAATAAAACTTAAGATTTTAGGCTCACCTTCTCGATTCTTAAGTATATGCATATAGATCTTATCTTTAACGGGCCAGTTATTGATACCATATGACTTTATCCCTAATAATTCAGGGCGATGGATCACTATTACATAATCAGAAGCTTGAAAGAGACTGTCACTACCGAATATATCTCTTCGTGTGGGGAAATGTAAGTTAGGATTATTAATTCTATCTTTATCTTCTATTTCCCTATTCATTTGGGATAATTGAATAATTGTGTTCTTACCAAATTTCTTTATCTCCATGAATAATCTCTGCAAATCGGTTAGAACTTGCCGTTCTGTGTCACCAGTTTTACCTTTGGTAAGTAAGGTATGGTCTAAAATGATTACTAACCATTTACCTTTGACCTGTGGTAACTCCGAGAATTGCATGATTGTTTCTCTTATTTCTTCAACAGTACCTGGACTATCTACATAATAGATAGGGTACTTCTTGATTGCCTCTGATTCTTTGAGTACTTTGTTGTAGTCTTTATCACTCAATTCCTCACCGTTTGGTGAAGAACTATATAATTCTGATGTTGTCTTTGTAAGTTTGTAGGATAATTTTCTGCCAACTTGGCGACTACTTAACATTTCAAAGTTGAATGATAATACAACAATATCCTCAGTTGGGTTCAAATCTATAAGATCTGATTCCAAACTATTCGCTAGGGATGATTTCGATTTGTTATCGTAAAGGCTTTTTATCCTCTACTTCTAACACTTATTAATTTGTGTTAGTCCAGCATATATTTTCACCCGTTCTGGGTGTCGGACACTCGTGGACATATTATATTCTATATAAAACATATTGCTAATAATTTTTTCACATATGTACTTATGAGTATTAGACTTACGATAATCATTAAAGACGTTTAGTACAATAAGCTTTTTAATGGTCATTTTTATATAGTTTCAATATCTATGCGTTACGGTGACTTAATTATATTACTAATTAAATTTACCACGGTATTAGCATTCCAGCCTTCACCGTTTTTGCCCAATTGTAATCTCTATGATTCTTCATAAAGACGGCAATATTCTTTATTACCAGAACCTGATATACCTGCTATCGCAATTATGACATTAGGTTCTATCCCACCCATACACGCTTTATTAAACTTATCCCAACGAGTCTTCAATGACTTAACAATTCCTTTACGTCTATCGTTAATATATGATAAAATGTCATCTGTGGAATGTGAGATGTGTTTGTAGGTTAATGATCTTGCATTAGATGAGCTCTGTTCCATACCCCATATCTTTATCTTTATATGTCAATTCGCCCAGATCGTCTATCTGGTCTTCGGATGATTCCCATTCCTGAGAATTTAACCATGTAGTCATACGTTTCATGTATTTCATGGTACCGTTTTGTTCTCTAAAGTTTATTTCATGTTTGAGACATTTCAAGATATGATCATGAATAGATTTTTTATTCTTTGTATATGCTAGATATAGCATCTTTGCTTTGGACTGATCTGTACGTAAATAATCTACTGTACCATCAGTCCTTGTTACTTTAAGTGGAAATGTAAATAAGAATTCTTTGAATAGATCATCCGTTATAAATAGTCTCTTTATAAAACTACTTGATTTCAGATTATCAAAGTTATTTCCATCCACTATAGTACCTTCTATAAACCCTTTCTTTTGTAATATTTCAATGTCCTGCAATATTGCATTAGCATCCCCATTATTAGTCAAATAGTAGTCTTTTAAGATACTTTGTTTATCTGCTAGAATCAGTGACATAATTAGAAACTGATTAGCTGTAATCTTATTGTTTATTAGAAAATCTGTATTTATATCTACTATCATAATATTTCTATTATGGTAGAGACGTAAGTAATATTAGATATGAATGCGATTTCTGTTAACGTTATTCTTGTGTCTCCACCGTATACGTTTTACTTGTTTCACATTGTTATCTTTCATTGTTATTACTTTTTTAATTGTTATATCTTTAAATGGACGAAGATGATCAAGATCATTCCTAGTACATTCACATTTAAAGATTTCTTCAATGAGTCCTGCTAATGCATCATTTGGTGCATATTTTGCCGTTGGATAGCATGTAAGTATTATATCTAAATATAGACGTAATCTCTTATGACTAATCTTAATTGGTTTCTTTATGTATTTTATTGCTATAATTGGTAATTCCTCAATTTCAAATTTATGCATTAACTCATTTAATCTCTGTGTTGATACCTTGTGTATAGTTGATTCAATTTTATCATGAATTTGTTTATCTGTTATCATATCTTTATATTTGGATATAATTGATATTCTTTTTTCCAAGTAGATTCACCTTTTTGATTTATCCAACCCCATGTATTTTGAGCTTTTACAATATCTTTTTGTGAATATTTTAAATACCATAAGGTTTGTTCGTAGTATGAATCATTGTCATTATCTGGTGCATTCCACCATATGCAGAATTGCCATCTAAATAACCATATTTGAAACGATGGAGTCCATTCAAATCTAGGACTATCCCATTTATCTTTCCAACCTATACCATATGAATGTATTTTAATAGGCCAGCCATAACTTACTTCTTTGCCAAATAATTTAAAATATTTACACCTAAGAAATTGTGGTCTTTTATCTCTTATGGTCAATATAGTTTTATTAAAATGCATTGGATCAAAATATGGTGAACCATGTACAATTTTTCCTATATAATATGATTTAATAGGTTGTTTGAATACTCCTTTTATATCTTGTTTAAATTCTTTTATAGTCATTTTAAAATAACGTTAATTGTTTTGTTTCTATTAAATTAATAATCTTATTACATTCTCTAATATAGTAGTTATAGTTTATATTATAATCTTCTATGCATTTCTCAGTCATGTTATTTAATATTATAACAGGACTATCTGAACAATAAGTTATTAATTTGTTATCCTTTGGGTCTTTCTTATAAAGATATCCACCTTTTGTGGACATGTAAAAACGAAGGGTCTTCTGTAGTTGTTCTACTTCTTTGTTGGTACCATTAACATAGTGATATTCATTTAAAAACTTGTCATCTGTCCGTTTCGCCACACAGTAGTCTAATATATTTTTTGACTCTGATATCGTCTTATAAACGGGAATCTGGTTTATGAAATAATCATAGAGG